CGCCACCTGCGCTCGCGCCGTTAACACCATAGTTGGTTATCTGACAGCCCAACAAACGACCTACCTGCTGTGGCCATGCGTCCAACGGAGCTTCGCCGCCATCAGGGTTTGCTCCAAAGGCTATGCTATCACCGCAAAATGCAAGCTTTTTCGACTTGATAGGAGCGATAACGCCTGCTTTTGTCAGCTCCTCACGTGTGACAACATCGGCTCGATTTGTAATAAAAACAAGTGGTATTTTCTTGGCCTTAACACTGCTCAAATACCCCGTAATCCTTATATATTTCGCTCCATCAGGGACAGCTATTTCACCCGTCTCGCGCACATCACCGAGTTTGCCATCGGTACTAACCGCGTAACTTTTGATATGGCGTTTGGCTGCGTCATAAACAGCCGAGCAAAAACCACTTGCGAAGCCCTGATAACCGATATTAACCTTGACGGCATTTGCTGGTATCTCGATAAAATCAGACGCTCCGTAGACCGTAAATCCGTTAGGGTTTAATGTTCCGTCCGCCGTATTAATACCACCTACAGAATAAGCTATATCGTCTGTAACGTCTTTAATAAATAGCGGCTTAATGCTGTCGCGCACCTTGTCGACATCACTCTCCACATTATTAATCTTTTCGCTTACAGATAGCTTTTTGATAAGCGTAAGTTTTGGGTTGGCCGTTGTATAGCCTGTCATCTTAAGGTAGGACGCATTTTCGGGGAGGGCTACTCGTGTACTCTCAAACGTCTTGCCTTGCCCCTGCACGTCTACGCCAAACACTTGCAACACAGCACCTGCATTATCGTACAAAGCTGTACAATAGGCCGTTGTGAAAGATTGATACTGAAATTCAATCTCCGAGTACCCCTCAACAGATATTTTTTCACTAAAAGCAAATCCGAAGTTCGATACCTCTTCCTCACCGCTGGGCTTTTTGATGCCGCCCTCTGTCCACTTATACAAGGCAGTGTTGATAACAGTATGCTCCTCTATTTTTTGCGCAGTTTTCTCGCTTGCTGCTTTCTTGGCTTCAGCAACGCTTGTTGTAAGCTGGGAGATATCAACTTTCAGCTTATTAATATCTTCTCTGTCGCTACCATCGGCCTTTTGCAGGGTGTCTTTAAATGTACCCATCTTTAGAGTTTTCAACTCTCCATTGGTGGTGATAACGGGCAACGAAAGGAACTCGTCTGCGTTGTCTGATTTCTGTAATTGCGAAACCTCTTGAGACTCGGCATGAACGACTTTCAAAACTTCGTCAACAATACTTTTTTTCTCTTCTTTTGTCATAATTCTGTAGATTTTGTAGATTTCTCATTAACAGGGGTACTCTTGATGTACTCTCCGAGATAGGGTATTTTATCAACCATTTTCAATGTGAGGACATAATAGACAAACCCTGCTATCTTCCACATGGTCGTATCCTCAACGAGCATCAATCTCCAGTTGCGCACGATATTTGTCAAATAAAACCAAATCGCAACACCACATAAAGCTTTTACAACTCCGAGTGTCTCGCCCTCATTGTGCATGTAGTGGCCAGTAATGTACATTGACGCTGTAAGCACGAAAAAGATGGTGCAATGGTAGAAAAAGACCATTGATTTTTTGAAACTCCAGCCTTCGCCATGCACCATGCCTGCGACCCAGCCGAAAACATAATTAAGAAAAAATACAATAAGCATTGCTGTCATAAAGTCCTTAATAGGGAACAATAGACTGAACACTCCGCTTATCAGACTACATAAAACATACTTAAATTCTTGCATACCATACTATATTAATTGTTATTCCTGAATTACTGTTTGTTTGTGTACGTACACGTCACCTGCTCTGCTGTACACCTCGTTTGTTACAGTTGTTACTCCTGATTCAATCTTTATAACCCATATCGCAATATCCTCTCCATCGCCATCTTTCCAAATATGAAAAAACTTATCATTAGTGTAATATCCGTCAGGTGCAAAGTTTGCAACGTTAGTCAAATATTCTTCGGTATCTCTTCCTGCTTTGAACACCTTATTATCGAAAGATGGTGGGGTAGCTGTGCGCGTATAGTTGTAAATAGCTGGCGACCCACCTGTATAGCCGCATTGAAATCTGTAAAACGTCACGTCTGCGGTTTGAAAGATACCGCCATCAATCTGCTGTGGCAAGCTTACTCCTAATGGCTTCATGGTTGTTGGTACAAACGTATCGCCAACACTCTTACCTCCGAAAAACGCTTCATCAATAACACCAACCACACGCCCATTGCGGATATACTGCAACACAGCGAACCCCTCGCTGTCAACAGCCATACGAAAGGCAGGGCTATCTATCGAGTGGCCACCATTAGATGTTCTTAGGCCCGTCTCCCACATGCCGCCCCTGATACTGCTATACATGCCGTTGCCTGCAGTGACAAGACTTCCTGCCGTGAGGTTACCGTCCTTATCAACGGCTGCTGTTTCTACGCCGTCATTATTGCGAACAACAAAATTATCTGCTGTAGCTACGATTTTTCGGTTGGCAAGTTCCAAAGCTGTTGCCTGTAGATTATCGTCAGCGTCATTAACATTCGGTGTCCAATGTGTAGCCGCAGTCCCAATTTCAAGCTTTGGCTCGGCAAACCAGACTTCTCCCGTACTTGCAAGTGCGCATGTTAATTCTACATACTTGCATTCAGGTGCTTGTGAAAAGTCGGGAGTAAAGGTCGAGGACACCCTGCGCCATGAGCCTGCCACAAATCCGTTATCAAAGACATCTTGTTTAATTAAGCTAATGCGCGATTTATCTGATTTTAGATAAGCTTGTTCAATAAATACACTTGACAATGACGTAACATCTTTTGCGAGTATTGACAGCGAAAAAGTGTATGTGCGTCCACTCTCTAAGTCCTTGCGTGGAACAAGATAACGAATACCTGCATTACGCGCTGTGGATTCTGTACTCATTGGTACGTGGATTGTGCCGTGTGAGCCGTAATAATCGCTATCGCTTAACACAGCACCGCCTGTTAATTCAGGTAGGGTCTTTTTGTTTCTAAAGCCCGTACCCTTCAAAAGGTTGCCATAGCTTTGAACAGATAGCGTTATTCCGTCTATGGTTTGTCTTATTTCGGTTTCACGCTTGCCTTGCTCTTGTTTGTCTTTGTTGTATTCCGTTTGGCTTACCTTGCCCGAAATAGCACCGTTAAGTGTGCTTAACGTGGAGTCTGTCTGCGTCTGATAATTGCCTACAGACGTTGCAAGGTCTTTAACCGATTGGCTAATCTGCTTATTATCTTTTACAATTTCTGCTGTCACCTTATGGGTAGTCGTGATAACATCTATAAAGCCCACATATGGCACAATCTTATCGCCAACCATGACAGAGAGTGTTACAGTTACTTGTCCACTTGCAAGGGCTGTCCCTGTGCCAACAGACGTAATACGTACCGTAGCGCGGTCAGTATCTTTTGTTACAGTAGACGTAACAGCTTGTTGGCTACTTACCGAAATATCCTTAATAGGGAGAGTGGTGTCTCCCATCATGACGCTAACAGATGCTATTGCATCGGCAAGACTTGCGTTGTCCACCTGCCCATCTGCGTTGGTATCGATAAATATTGTTGACGGCTTTGCCAAAAAACTAAGCGCGCCCTGTCCGTCTCTGACGTCATCTATATGTATTGTTCCTCTGTACTTTGTCATGGCTCTATGTATAAACAATCGAAATTAGCCCTACCTGCCGCATCTGCTGCGGTTATCGTCACGTTAGGGCCAATGCCTTTATGTGCGTTGTTCCATGCTGTATCGGCAGTGGGGTCTGAACTCACCCTCTCCCATGATATGGCAGAGATGGGTATTGTCGCGGTTATATCTTCCGTGCCTTTGTAAATGGCGGCCATGAGAACAACTGCCCCTGCTCCATTACGAATACTGCCACTTGCAACAGACACCTGTACAACGATAGCTTCTCCGCCCCTGTCAACTTGCAATAACCACTTGTCACTACTTGATGATGGTCTTTCGGTAACGGCTACTCCTTCAGGGGCTATGCACAGCCACAAGCGACCGTCATACGATACTCTATTATGGCTATAATAAGTCTTTGAGTTGCTCCACTCGCCACAATCTATTGTCATAGGAGTAATAGTGCCATCGTAGTTGACAAGCTTAAATAACTGTGTGGAGAAAATAACCTTTCGAGGACTTACGATAGACGTCATGCGCCCCTCAAGAGTGTATGAGTTTACTCTATCATACCATATAATAGCAGGAGCCTCATCACCATTCACAACAACGTAGATTAAGCCCATGCGGTCGGAATTGGTTCGGCTGCCGAACTGGACAAGGCTGTCCCCTGCTTGTGGGATATCGCTTCCTTCCTCGCAATCACTTATGGATAAGTCTATATAATCTTCGCCAACAGCTTTAACAAGTCGCCAGTAGCGTCTGTTGCCAACTCCTGCATAGCGTCCCTCTTTGATATTGGAAACTTGCATGCGTGCTTGGTCGCCAACCTGCCAAAGGTTTGTCGTGGCCATTGTGCCATCGTCCTGAAAAAAGTAACAACGATACACCGACGCACTCGACAAGTTGGCTTCTGTTGTGTGTGATAATACTGTGTTGTTAGCTGGCAGGAAGCGTCCTTGTGTGGTCAGAAAACGAGTCTTGCGCTTTACCTCTTCTCCGTTTTCATCTAAGAGGACCACCTTTCTTATCTTTGAGCCACAAGCAGAAAACACCATATTGCCACCCACATAGGAGAGTTTGCGAACGTCTAATTCGTTAAAGATGGCCTTGCCCCACACCACGAGGTCCGTAATGGACAGCTGATATTTGCCGTCCTTGTGCTGGGTAATGCCGAAGCCACTCTCTGTTATGGGGTCGAAATTTGGAGACAGCAGGGTTTGCGTAATAATGGATAACAACGTGGCCTTTGCGTCAGCATCTATGCCGTAACTGCTGCCAAAGGATAAACCCTTTAAAAATGTTATTAAACCTTCTGCTGTGTCATCATGAACCTTTGACAGGAAGTTGCTATCTACATAGTTGTGTACTATCTCACTTACTTGCGTGCTGTTAAGACCCGCACCACTGAAGTTACCAGAAAGAATATTCTTAACATCTTCCTTTAGCTGTGAAATAGTACCCTTAACGGCCTGATTACCAAATGTTATCTCCTGTATAATAGGATAATCAAGCTTTGTGATAAGTCTAATAATACGTGTGTTCAGTTGATAGCCTTGCCCATCATCATAGAGGACTTTCTGTCCAATATATAACTTGGGATTCTCCTTTGCAAAAGCAACGGGGTTTGAAGATGCAGTATAATTGTTGTTATCCTGAGTGCGCCTTTTAATCTCTCTAATCGTACAAGCGGCGAGTTCCCTCTGTGCTTCCTTTGTTTCATACTCGCCCATAACGATATTGAACAACACCACGATATTACACGTGAAGTCGGGGAGTGCTCTGCCGCGAGGAAATAGTCCTTCGCTTTCGTTAGTAGGTATAATAGTATCTCCACTTTGGTACATCTTTATTTCATAATCGCCAGCCAAGATGTTTACACCGCTGTCACCATCTTTAGGAGCAATAGGGTTGTTCTTCTCGTTATAGATGAGTTCAAAACCATCTTGCCCGTTGGGTTGTCCTACCAGCGACTGCGAAAGGACATCGTACTGATTGTTTTTCCCATGAGCATTGACCTTGAAAAAGCCTTTTAACGTATGCCCTTGTAGGACCTGCTGCTTCACATTCAGTTCGTAATCGTACCAATAGTGCGTGATATTATTTCCGCGCTCGTCTACGTCATGAGTGGTGTTAACTATCTTTTTGCCCTCCTCACGAACAGTAGTAGGATAAGCAAGGCGCATGTACCAAATAGAATATGTCTTCTTGTTCCCTTTGTTGTCAAGTTCAACTTTGTTCGTCTGCTTGTCTATTAAATATCTGACATGCTTACGCACATTGTAAACGTACAAATCGATATGTGGATAAACATCATCAAAGGACAATGCAAGAGTCTGTTTGATAGCGTTTGATGCATCAAATTGAGCCTTTGTAATGATATTTCCGTCTGGAGCAATATAGATATACCCATCGGGGTAATCGGCTGTGTTTAGTCCAAGTCGTGCAAGAGTGGCAACGTTTCCCGTGCCAACAAGTGCTTTTTTTGACATGTTTTTCGTTGAACCCTGCGGATAAAAGCAATTATAGTAGTTCTCTTTGTTCCCACTTGCAGATGCCCTTTGGATATTGTCATGAGCCTTAAGTATTGGTACTTTCTCGCCAAGATTAATACTTATCTGCCCGAAGTATAATGCTCTATGCTCCCATGACAGATGCCACTCACATACATTAGCTTTACAGCCTTGCGCAATCGCTGAAAGAACCGAAAGTATGTCATTAGAGGACACCGAAAAAGATACTGATGTATCTACATTCCCACATAAGGTATATGTAAACTTATCTTCTGTTATTCCTAAAGCGGTATTGATGGCATCACAAGCTTCTTTAAGTGCGTTTGTCGTTAAGCCATCGTATGACCATTCTTGCTGTTTGATAGGAACTCCGTCAGAATCTGTTGTAGAGTATAGATAAGGCACTCGACTTAACCACATGAGTGGGTGATGAAATTCAGGGGCGTATTTGAAACATTTATCGTCCTCTGTTGGCTCATGTGCATTGAGCAGCCTGTATTTCAAACCGTCATTAAAAGGGATAATATACGACCCAGCTGCGAGGGCTGTTTTCTCATCGCTATTCCATGACAGCTTGACAAAGTTAGACTTGCCCAACTCCTCTTCGTGTTCTGCGCTATCTGTTAGGATTGCGTCTATTATCTTGTTACCATTAATATCGTATATTACCATATATACAAAAGTAAGGACATACACTATAAATAGGGGAGAGTACTCAAAACATAAAAACCACAACTCATTATATTGTGTGAAAATTCCCCGTTATATGATGAAATAACACAAAGGGCAACCCTAAGGCTGCCCATATGTTATATTCTGTTTGTTGGATTTGGCTCAATAAACGCCATTCCTATCTTAGCAAATGTGCGCGCTACATTTCGTGCGAACGTACAACTCTTACCAGTGTACTTTAGATGATATACATCTGGACTATCGGAGGGTATTTGTATGGTAACGTCCCCTTGACGCATAACATTTGCGAAAGCTTTGTTTTTTTCTACAAAATCGGCCGCACTTGCTCCCTCCAATGTGAAGTTAAGTGTCACATTACGTTCGTTGACTTTGGGAGTACCAATATATTGTACACCATCTTGCGTTCGGTCATTGTTCGTGATGTATTCTTTTAAGGGGCAATAGCCATTTATCGCATCAAGGAAATTATCGCCCATTCGCACGCCCCATTCTGCATAGGCATCTTTGCCATTAATAATTAATTCTACCATAACTAAATGTTTTTAATTTTTTCTTTTATATCCGACATATCCTTACCCATAGATTTCAGAGTCTTATCCATAGATGCCGTATTGCTATGAATTGCTTGTAGTTCAATATAGGAGTTAGCCTGTATAGACCTTAACTCGTCTGCTATTGCATTTTGTTCTATTGACTGATAATGTACTCCGCGTATTGAAATATCTATCGAACTTAACTTTGTATTAACAATCTCTTTAGTTTGGTCACGCGACACATTGCCAGCCGTTGTAAGCGAAATGATATTGCTTGCCTGTTCAAAAGTGATGGTTGATACTCCATTGGCAGATGCGTTTTGCGAAGATGTGCTATTGCCTGTGATATCAATATCATAAGCTGCCATAGCTTCGCGAATTTTTGTAGCAAACATTTGAGTAGCAGGTATAAATCGCTTGGCTTCTTCCATCATATCTCCCGTCACTTTAGCTACACTCTGCGCAAGTTGTTCTTCGTTCATTCCTTTCATCGCATAGAGTTGGTATAATTTCGCAAGTTCGTCTTTATATTTATTAAAGACGTTCTTCACCAACAACTGCTTAATCATGTCCTTTGCGACATCAGAGAACGTTTTTGCGGCCGAATTCTTGAATTCTGAAAGTGCGTCCTTGCCATCTTTTAGCCATGCCCAAACTGCATCGGTCATATCAGAGACTAAAGGAGAATACATCTTCGAAACATGTTCTTCGATGGACTTTTTAAACTCGTCATATTTCTCTTTTAACTCGACAAGCTTTTCGAGGGTTTCTTTTGCTTCTCCTTGTAGTTTGTTGCCATATTTCTTCAGCACCTCATTAGCTAACTCTTTGTCAATTAAACCCTCATTGTCAAATAGGTCTTTTTGATACTTTTCTTTGACCCACTCGCGCAAGTCTTTTGTCTTTTGCCCACGCCAAAAACTACGGTGTCGTGTCTGAATTCTTAAGTTATCTTTAGCAGCAACCTGCCCATTTTTGTAATGGATAGAACTTACTGCGGAGTCTATAGCCTTTCCTACAATCGCACCTGCCAATCCTGCCACGGCAACACCTGCAGCAGTAGCGACAGGGGCCGGAACGGCGGGTGGAA